ACCCCCCCTTGTGACAGGGCTGTCCCACCCTTCAGACCATTTGAACAATGGGGTGGGGGGTGGGGGATAGGATAATAGGACATAGTTCATAGTCTATGAATATCCCCATCATTTCCCTCATTCTTACCGCCATTTTTAGGCTAAAATGGGGGAAATTGACGTCTTCGTTCATTTAATGAACAGAGGTGGGGTTCTTCGAACCTCTTTAGGAAGAAAGCGGGAGCTTAGAAGGAGAAGAGGGAGGAGTTGGAGAGCTAGAGCTTAGAAGCTGGAGCTCAGAAAATGATGGCTTCCGAACTAAGCATAAAAAAATCCCCTAGACCATTTCTGATCTAGGGGTTCATATACTGGGGGCTAGGTTTTCTTCACTAGGTTGTTTTTCAAATCTAATTCAACGTTTTCTCCGCAGCGTCCAATGCTGCCCTCATTTGGGCGATTTCATCCGCATCGGGGTTATGCGACACGACTTTCTTCGCCCGATCCTCTTTGGACATATTTTCCCATTTTTCTTCTTTCTTCCGCCCGCGAGACATTAAATCTAGGACCTCGAAATGTTGCGGAATTTTCTCATCATTGATTCTTTTGATTTCCGCATCCGACATTTTGCGAGTATACTTATTCTGGTAACACCTCCGGATGTAATCTTTAAATCCGCGGATAATCATTTCTTCATTGGTTCCCGAGACATCAATATGAATCTCGACATTCGCATTCATACCATTGCTACCATTGGAATCTATGTAATTCTCTAGATTCACAATGGTCCTAGTTCCGAGAATCCTATTGAATATTTCCATTTCTTCCGCGTGTTTGATTTCTTCGGCGGACAATTCTTTCTTTGCCATGATAAACCCCTAGGTTGGTTGATTAAAAGTGTTTCACGTGAAACATCTAGGAAACAATCCAACCTAGTGAATCAACCTAGCCCCGTATTCGATTGTCAATGATCATCCTCGACATCCCCATTTTCAACCTGTTTAAATATAAACAATCCGCAACCAATTGTCAAGAAAAAAGTGCTAGTTCCGTGAAAATACTTTTGTTCAAAGAATAAGCGGATAGAATTATCCGTTGACGTTTGTTAGGGTTAGCTACCCCCCGCTAGGGGGATTGCCCCGCGCGGATTACTACGATAGTCGAGTTGTTGTTGTGGGAGGGCTTTTGATAGGATATTCTTAGATCCTCTTTTCTTCAAGAGATCTCTTTTTCTTCAAGAATATCCCTTGACAAGCTTCTCTCCATAGCATATATTTATAGTACGAGATTAGGTTTGGCGCGTTAAGACTGGAGTGCGAAGATGGAAGACGGAAAGAAGAGAGTTCTGGTCTCCTTTGATAGCGTGGTGGTGGCGGGGATGGGAAGGGAGGATGAGAGGGATAAGGAGAGTTTCAGGACCGGAAAAGCGAGGCCGGCGCCGGGAATTTTTGGGCGGCTTCATGCTTTCTTGGATCTTGGCTTCGAGATCATTGTGGGGAGTTGGAGGTTTCAGGATATGAAGACGAAAGTCTCCGCGGAAGCGTGGCTGCAGGATTGGGAGATGAGCTGGCGAAGAGCCATGCTGGCTGGGAAGAAGGATGTTCCAGAGAAGCTACTCTTCGCGAGGAAGCTGAAGCTTGAAGCGATGCCGGGGCCGTTCTCTGCAATCCTGGACTCGAAGGCGATCTGAGAGGAAGAACGATGGGCAGGAGAAGGAAAGGCGTTCGCAGGCAGTATGAGGTGACATCTCTCTGGGGTCGGCATCATGAGATGATTCGCCTAATCGTGCTTGGGTTTGGGAATAAGGAGATCGGGACGATCCTTGGAGTCACGCCGCAGAATGTCTCGGATCTCCGAAACTCTGAAGTTGCGAAGGCGAAGATTGAGATGTTGACGGTTGCCAGGGATTCCGACACCGTTGATGTTTCGAGAGTCCTGGTTTCAGATGCGGAGAAGAGTCTGGAGCTTCTTCAGAAAGTTAGGGACGGGGAACTAACGGACGACATTAGGCTAAGGGTCAGCACGGCCCAGGATCTCCTCTCTCGCGGTGGACATCCGAGGGTTCAGAAAGTCCAGGGAAGTGTGGCTCATGCTCTTGTAACACCAGAAACGCTGGATCGAATAAAGGCCCGCAGAACGGCTGTCGAGGCAGAGATTATAGAGGAAGAGGAAACGGGTGGGGTGGCTGGGCAGGAGGGGGAGACATTAACGGAGGATGGAAATGAAATACTTTAGGATTTTAACTGCGGCTTTTATTCTCGCTGGGATCGTGTTGTGGCCAGGGGGGATTGAGGGGCAGACGGGGACGCTGCAGACTAGCGTTAAGCTGACTCAGCTGACGCAGCCGGATCGAGCGACGACGGTCTTTTCGGTGGCGACTAGTGCGGGCGCGGACACCGCTTACCACATGACGCCGGCCACATATACAGGGATCCTTCTGGTAACGCATGGCGATTCCGTGGACGTTAAGGCCCGCTTCTATGCTGGGTATAGAGACGCTGGCATCCTCCACGTGGATCTCGAGGATTCTGTAACGGTCAGCTCCGCCACCACAACTCTCTACCAGCTAAACATCCCAGTCGCGCGAACACTCTGGATTACGTTCTCTGGCGGAAGCTCGAACGGCGCGGCCACGACTATTGATAGCACTTACCTTCTGACGCAGTGGTAGGAGGAGTTAAAATGAAAAGGCTTTTTGTTCTACTTTCAATTCTCGCTTTCGCCGTTCCTGCCTTCTCCTGGACTTCGAACGGTGTTGTAACAAGGCCGGAGCTAGCTGACACCGCTGCGGCTATTCGCGCAGATATTCCTGGCGGTGCGGCCAGCGAGATCAGTGATTCTCTCGCGGTGTTGCGCGCTCATGGCATCTTCGACACCGTTACGACGACTGAGTTTACGGCGCTCGCGGAAGCTGTCTTCTCCGCTGGGATGAGCGTTGATGGAACGATTACGCAGACGGGCGCGCAGAACGTTACTGGAACAGTTAGCGCAACCGCCTTCGTTGGAGATGGGAGTGGGCTGACTGGTGTTGGCGCCGCTGCTGCTGCTGCCTTATCAATAACGGCAAAGGCAGGGGAGAATATAGACATTGGGGAAGCTGTCTATATTAGCGGTGCGACAGGTGGTTTTCCTCAAGTCATGCTCGCGGACAATACTGATGAGGATAAGGCCCACTATTGGGGGCTGGCCGCAGAGACTAAAACGACGGGCCAAAGTATCTCCATTCGGGTGGCTGGTTCTCTGGGAGGTCTCAACACTTCCGCGTTTTCAGAAGGGGATGCTGTATATCTTAGTACAGCGGGCGCAGTTACAAATGTGCAGCCTACCTCAGGTGCCATTATTCATATCGGTCATGTCTCTGTTGACAATCCAGCAATAGGTGAGATCGTATACGTTGATACCCACGAGCCTATTCTATCCTCAACTGTAGATGAAAGTGCGCTTATTAGATTAGGCGACGCAGCAGGAGGAACAACTGTTGATTTTAAGGACTATAATAATGTCACTGTGGGCTGGATAGATTCAGATGGGCTTGCCGCTTTTTCGACTGGGTTGAGTATTACGAATATAAGGTCTGGGACAGGAGCCATCTCTTTTAATAATGATAATCTCGTCACCACCGGCACCCTCGGCGCGGGGGCAACGACGGTGACCGCCTTCGATGTGCGCAATGATCAGGATGGGGCAACACAAGGATTTGTCACCAACGATACGGCGGGTGCTGCTGCAAGGGCGCAATTTTGGGCGCGGTCCAATAGCAATAGCATCCAAATGTCGGCGTACTCCAGTTCGTTTACCACATCCAACCAATATGTCGCAGACAGCGGATTGATCGAGGCGCAGGGGTCTTCTCAGTTAGGCATTTCTGCGTCAACGGATGTGCCGATTGTTTTCTATACCAATGCAACGGAGCGTGGGCGCATTACCAGCACTGGACTAAATGGAATGGTAATCGGCGCGACGACTCCCTTAGCGGCGACCGTTACGACGCTGACGGCATCTTCGCAAGTCAACGCACAGAGCGGCAATACGGGTGCGACGCCAGCCTTAAAGATTGGTGCAGATGTCGGTGCAACAACTATTACCGATGGGGTACGTAAATATGGCGTGTTTAGTATGCCTCACTTTGATAGTGATACAGAACAAGACTTTGGGTTGCTCCTAGTAGATTCAGACGGAACAAATAGTGTTATCAGTATAGGAGGCGGGCCTTCAACGGTAAACTCAGCAACGATTGTCAACATCGTAGCGGCGGCTGACGATGCAACAGTAAGTGGCAGTGCAGTCGCTACATTTACATCAACGGGCATGAATAGTACGGTAATCGGCGCGACGACTCCCGCAGAGGCGACGGTTACGACGCTGACGGCAAATGGTAACACTGGGCTTGGCACTGCTTCTGCGGGATCGCGTCTGGAAGTACACGGCACTGCCAATGATAGCTATATCCAGAAATGGTTTAACGCCGATGGGACGCACGTTGGAGGTTTTTACGAAGGGGCGAATACCGCTGAACATGGCATTATATACGTCAACGATAATACGGGCACGCTCAAAGTTGCCATTAATGGCGGCACTGGTAACTCGTATCTGAATGGTGGCGGCAACTTCGGCATCGGCACGGCTGCGCCCGCAAATCTACTTGAGTTAAACGGCACTATTGCACCTATCGGGGACGCACGGTGCTTGACGTATATGTTTGACGATACGGCGATGGCAGCAGGGAACGGCGCTGGTATAGGATTAGGCGGCATATACAAATCTGGTGATAATTTTCAGACATCGTATGCGGCGATCTGGAGTGAGAAGTCGAATGGGACTGACAATAATTACGATGGAGAGTTACATCTTGGCACAAGAGCAAATGGTGGGACTATTGATAGTGACCTTGTGATCGACGCCTCGGGCAATCTCATTCTCGGTCACACGGCAGCAACAGCAGCGTCCGGTCTAACCTTTCAAAACCAAACACATCTATCGGCAGCTAATGGCGGTATTATGATTGCCGAGTGGTCTAATGGTGCCGATGCCTATTCCCCACGATTAGAGTTTATGCGATCCCGTGGTACTGCTGGGGTTTTCACGGCAGTAGCAGATAATGATATTATTGGGCATATCAAGTTTGCGGCAGCAGACGGGACGGATGCAACGTCTGAGGTAGCGGCGATCACCGTTGAGATAGACGGGACAGCCGGGGCGAATGATGTGCCTGGGCGTATGATCTTCAGCACGACGGCAGACGGAGCGGCGACACCTACGGAGCGTATGCGCCTCGACTCCAGCGGCAATCTCGGGTTGGGCGTGACGCCGCAAGCAACGTGGCACGGAGATGTATCTGCGTATCAGATCGGCGGCAACGCAACGATGTGGGCAAATACGTCAGCGGGTGCTGGTACGGCGTTTAGCATTGCCCAAAATGCTTTCTATAACTCATCTAATAATCCAACATATATCAGCAACGACGAGGCATCGTATTATAATCAAGTCAATGGTACTCATGCTTTTTATACTGCTGGTGCATCCACTGGCACGATAACGTGGGGCCCCGCGAAGCTGACGATTGCGAACACAGGCGCGACTACAATAGCGGCGGCAGAGGCAAATGCAGGCCTTCTAACGTTATGCGCGGATGAATGTGATGATGATGCTGATGAGTGGCGCTTTGCTGCAAATGTCGGCGGGACGATGGAGATTCAGACTTATGCAACAGGCTCTCACGTCTCGATGGCGACCTTCACACCTGGTACTACGAATCGAATAGCTGTAACTGGTCTCATCTCTTCCTCCGAAGATCCTGTTGCGGATCAGGACCTGACTACAAGAATCTGGGTCTTGGATCAGATGGCAGCGGCGGGGGCGGGAACGGTAACGAGTGTGGCGAGTGGCGCGGGACTGACGGGTGGGCCGATTACTACCACTGGAACGCTGGCGCTGACTGGGAATGCGCTGGCTCTTCATAATCTCGCGGTGACGGATGGGAATATTGCGGTTGGGAATGGCGCTACGTGGGTGGCGGAGAGTGGAGCGACGGCCCTAACGAGTCTTGGCGCTCAACCGGTTGACGCTGGCTTGACAGACATTTCAGGCTTGGCGGTCACAGATGGTAATGTGATCGTAGGAGATGGTGCTAACTGGGTGGCAGAGAGTGGAGCGACAGCGCGCACTTCCTTGGGGGCGCAGCAGCAAGATGCGGAGTTAGATAATATTGCGGCGATGACTCCGACGTTGAATACCTTTATCGCTGGCGATGGTAATGACTTCGTCAGTCTCTCTGCAGCTGACTCTCGCGCGGCAATGAGTGCGCAGGTAGCGGGAGCGAGCTTAGATACTTTGATCTCTGCCGGCTTTAGCGGGACTGGGGAGTTTGCGCGGGTGGCAGTGACAGCTGGAGCTGTTCCTTATGGAGATGGAAGTGCCCTTGCCGTAACGTCTGGTGGTGCGACTTCAGGGTATGTTCTTACGACGAACGGAGCAGGGACAGCCCCGACTTGGGAAGCGTCCGCGTTAGGTCTTGGAACAATGTCTACGCAAGATGCTGACGCCGTGGCGATAACAGGGGGAACAGTTGTTGGGCTTACGCATCTATATATTGCTTCCGCTGGGCCGACGCTGACGACGGAGTTGTCCGTAACTGGGGATGTTTCTCTGGAGACAACGACTCCGCAGTTTAATTTATACGAGGTTGGTGCTCCTGCGAATGAGCTTTGGTGGCAGCTAAGTGCAGATGCTGGGCAGCTTGACTGGTTTGCCGTTAATACAGCGGGAACAGCAACGGACACTTTCATGACTGTTCCTCGAACCGGTGCGGTTGTTGCGAAGATGGAGTTTCCTTCCTCTTATCACTTCTTCGGCGGGAGAGATGGAGGGACGCTGGATGAGGCGGTGGTGTCGAGAGACGCGATTGGGATAGATAGCAACGATCCTAGACTTAAGTTATATGACGCAGACGGAGACGCTGATGAGAAGCTATGGACAGTTGGAAGTGCGAAAGATAGATTTAAGATAACCGCTTGGGAGGATGATGCGGCGGACTCCACAAGTGCTTTGGTGATAACAAGGAGTGGGACAGAGCCAGCTTTGGCTGCTTTCAATACAAAGGTGTTTGTAAACACGACGGATGTATCCGTCTCTGCTTTTGTGGATAATCCAGAGCTTACTGTCTTTGGTGACTTCTTGACTCGGTCCTCTGCTCCTATCGTGCAGCTTTATGAGACGGATGAAGTGTCGAATGAAAAGAATTGGAAGCTACAAGCGGCAGGAAGTAACCTGGTTATTGCTGCTGGGGACGATACAGGAAGTTCTTGGAACTCCTTTCTGACTTTTAGGAGAACAGGGGAGACGCCCGTTTCGATCTCGACGCCGATTGGTCTTCCGGTAGGCATGGGGACGAGCGGACCGCAAGCAGATCTTCATTTATATAATAACGTCAATGATCAGAAGATCTTAGTACAAACGGCTCAGGATAGTCTTGCACAGCTTCATTTAGCGAACAGCGGTGGTTATGGTATCGTTGCTTTGACTGGGCAAGATGATGATTTAGTTGACGGTTCAACAGGCAACAGTTTGGTGTTTGAAGCATCTGGTTCGGATATTATTGAGTTTGCTAATCAAGACACTGTGCAGATTAGAATAAAAGCGGGCGGGAACTTTTATGTAAAAAAAGGAAAGATTCAAGGATCAACGGGAGCGTATGATATAGTTGGTTATGGTGGCTTGGGCGCAACCACTGTAAATACTATAGAAGGCACAGGCGCGAACGTAGTTGAGCGATCTGTCTATAGTGATAATATCGCGGACGAGCAGGGATTAGCTATTGACGCTATTCTTGCTGGTACTGGAAATACTGTTGTGGGTAGTATGGTTTGGAAAGCGCAGGGGGCAGCGGAGAACGGTGCGAATTTTGAGCTGTCTGTCTCGTCGGCGGGAGTAGCTAAGACTCATCGGTTTGCTGGTGGGGGAAGTGTAGCTATCGGTGGAACAACTACAAATGCACACGACTTCCGCATTAATAATGGGGCTAGCTACTCTGAGATTGATGCGGGCGAAGCTACCTTCTCGGTTAGCTCAGCGAGAGCGCTTAAGAAAAATTTGAAGCTTTTTCGAGGGCAGCGCCGTATTGATGTATGGAAAGCATTTCAACGCTTTGATATTTATAATTATCAGTGGCGAAGTCCTGAGAATAAGGAAGACATCAAAGTCGGCCCGATGGCGGATGAATTCGTCCAAGTGTCGGAAGTTCTCAGGCCAGGAGAAGCGGAGCGGGAAACATTTAGCGGCCATGATATGATGATGGCGCAGGCAATAATCATCCAGGACTTGATGAAGAAAGTTGAGGCGCTAGAAGCGAAGACGCAGAGGAATGAAGCAAGGATCTCGTATCTCGAAGGGAGAAGGTAATGGAATTTCTACAAGGGATTTGGGCCTGGTATGCGGAAGCACCGTATACGCACGGACTCTTGACGTTCACCGTCTTGAACATCGTTGTGCAGAAGACACCGTGGAAGGGTGATGACGATGCGCTGAAGATGGCGAAGGACATCTTCCTGGCAATCCTGGGAAAGAAATCGTGACATGGCGTCTCCTCAAGAACTTCAGGCGGCGGCAGAGCTAGCATCGAGTGTTAAGGTTATTGGCGCTGCCGTTGGAGGAACGGGTGTTCTCTCTTCGCTGGGCACGCTGTTGACGGCTAAGTATGTCTTCGGCTTCTCTCGGGGTGAAGGGAACGAGTGCCAGGCTTCAGCGGCTCTTACGCCTCTCGTTGGGAAGATTGATGAAATGGTCTCACATCAGAAGACAGCTAATAAACTTCTTGAATTGCTGGTGCAGAAGGAGATGCAAGGTGGCTAGTTTCAGTCGGGCTTCGCAGCTCAATCTCGCGACGTGCCATGAAGATATCCAGATGGTCCTTCATGCCGCGATTATGATAGTGGACTTCTCGGTCCTCTGTGGGCATCGCGGGGAAGGCGCGCAGAATGAAGCTTTCCTGACTGGCCAGAGTGAGCTCAGCTGGCCGAACGGAAAGCATAATACGCTGCCAAGCAAGGCAGTGGATATTGCTCCTTATCCGATCAAATGGGAAGACACGCATCGGTTTGCATTCGTTGCTGGGATCATTATGGAGCTTGCGAGGGTTAGGGGAATTAAGCTGCGCTGGGGCGGAGACTGGGATGGAGATACTGAGACCATAGATCAGAGCCTGGCTGATTTTGGGCATTTCGAGTTGATTGATTGACAACTCTGTTCATATTATGAACAAAGGTGACAAGAATGCTAGCAGCAAAGTTTAACATCCTCGCGGAGCAGGGCGCAAAGCTTAATCTGACTTTTGTTTGGAAAGATAAAGATGGCGTCGTTGTAGACCTTACGACTTACGACATGAGGATGAATATCTCTCCTGCTTATGGTACTGCTCAGGTTAAGTACGGAACTTGGGTAGCTTCAACGACGACGCAGGCTGGAGATATTAAGATTGGACCTAGTGACATTGGAACGCCTGACGGAAGTGATGGAAAAGTAGTTATCTCAATAGCTGCTTCGGTTCTCTCCACTTGGACTTACAACGACTATGTTTATATTGTGGAGTTGACGGCGGCCGATGGCATTACTGTATCTCGTTTAGCTCAGGGTTTGTTCAGTGTCTCGAAGGAGATTCCGAACTCATGACGAGAAGAAGGGCGGTTCTTCTATCTGACGGGACAGTGGAAATCAAGGATATTGGGGATGATATCTGGACGGTGCGAGACCGACCGGAGACTCTGAAGAGTCCTTGGGAAACGGCGTTTAGGCAGAGCGACGAAGATGATAGTATGAAAAGGAGAATAATCTACGATGGCTGAAAAGTGCAGCGAGAGAAGGACGAAGTTGGCGACGGCCCAGAAGCTGTTGAATGAGCTGATTCAGTTGAACGAAACAGCTTCGAGAACTGAGACTCAGATGATTGCAGCAGGCGTTACAGCTGCTGCTGATATTGAAGGGACTCAGGACTTAATGCTCCCAGGCGGCGGTCCCCCGACAGATGGAGCCGCTGCCTTTGGTGAGGCGGACGGAGAGACAATAACAGGACGGCTTTATAATCTCCTAAACGATGCCGTGACCGGCGGAGTTGACTGGACGGCAGAAGCGGAGTCAACAGCGTAATGGCTGAGACAGTGGCGGAACGAAGGGTGAAGCTGGCCCAAGCGAAGACGATTATCGAGGAGCTGATCGCCATTAATGAAAGGGCAGCTCAGCTGGAGACGGATCTCAGCGCTGCTGGTGTGAGTGACGCTGAGGTCGTGAACACGATGGATAAGCTCTTGACAGCGGGCGGTCCTCCCTTGACCGGGAGCTCCGTTGCACTGGTGGAGTGCACAGGGGACACGACGACGGATCGGTTGGTTAATCTCACGAACTCAAATGTCTCCGGCGGTGTTGACTGGAGCGCGGAGATCTCAGCGTGAGTGAGAATCTGGCTAATGAGAAGGAAGTGGAGGAATTTCTTGCGGAGTGCGATCACTCTTTCAAGTATTTCTGCCGCTCCTTCTTCCCTGCTGTTTTCTATAAGGAGTTTTCGCCAGAGCTCCATGATCCGATCTTTGAGATCTTAGACGATGACTCGATTCAGACGGCGGCCATTGCCGCTCCTCGTGGGATTGGAAAGACGACTTTAGTAAATACAATCTTTCCGATCAAGAGGATGATATTTCAGGACAGTCATTACATCATCCCGGTCTCAGCAACATCAGATTCCGCGGTTGAGCAAAGTGAGGATATTAAGACCCAGCTGATCGAGAGCGAGGATATTGCAGCACTCTTCGGGAACTTTGAGCCAGAGGAACGGAAGGATAGCTTTGGGCGGAAGGAATGGGTTACGGCGAAAGGGACTAAGGTCATGCCTCGCGGGGCGGGCCAGCAGGTTCGTGGTAGAAAGTTTCGTAGCCAGCGGCCTGATCTTATCCTCGTGGATGATCTTGAGGATGATGAGGGGGTGGAGAGTGAAGAGCGGAGAGAGAAACTTAAGAAGTGGTTCTTCTCAGCCCTTCTCAACAGCGTGGAAAGAGGGAGAAGGGATTGGAGAGTTATTGTGGTAGGGACTATTCTTCATGAGGATTCTCTCCTTAATAATCTTCTGGATCAAGAGAAGTATCCGGATTGGAAGACGGTTAGGCTCGAGCTCTTTGATGATAATTATAAGAGTATCTGGCCTGAGCACATGACAGATGGAGATATTAAGAAGTTGGCGAATAGTTATAGAAGGAATGAAATGCTGGATGTTCTATATCGTGAGTTTAGGAACATTCCAGTCGCGAAGGAGAACGCTGGCTTCAAGCAAGAATACTTCCAAGAGTATGAGGAGAAAGATGTAGACTTAAACAAGGACTCGAATGTCGAGAGTGTCGTGCTCATGGACCCTGCGCGGACGATGAAGACTGGAAGTGCTAACACAGCGATAGTTGGCGTTGGCGTTAACACTCGGACGAATGAGCTTTTCGTGAGGGAAATCATCGAGGATCAGATGTATCCTGACACTCTCTACAATGAGACCTTCGCAATGGCGGAGCGTTTGAACGCTTTGGTGATTGCGCCGGAGGTAACGGGCCTTCACGAATATATCACTTATCCGCTAAGAAACGAGATGCTCAGGCTTGGCAAGTTCTATGTCATTGTGGAGGTCTCGCCAAGAGAAGGAAAGAGTGGGCCGAGGAGAAGTGGTGGCCTCGTCCCGATGTATAGGAATAAGCTCGTAAAGCATAGCTCGGCTTGCTCAGGGATTATTGAGAAGTATCTCCTTCAGTGGCCGAGACCGAGCAAATGGGATGTAATTGATGCGCTTTCTGGCATCATCTATGTTTTGGAAGAAGGGGATCGGTACTTTGAGCCGAGGGACACTGGGGAAGATATTGAAGCGGAATATGCTGATCTCGAGGATTTAGAAGAGCCGGCGCTTGATTATGAGAGGGTGATATAAGATGCCTTTTATTTTAGAAGACAGCGATGCAGACAACATTCCTTCCTTTCAGTCAAGCCTGGCTAGCGTTGGGGACTTGGAGTATAAGTATCCACTGGATCTCGACTTGGTTCCTGGAAGTGAGCTACATACAAGGCTTCGGACTGAAATCATGTCTCGCGCTATGGCCAGCCATTCCGAGATGAGCAAGCGGTATGCGACTTGGAATAAGATAGACGATACGCTGACAGCGTATATTCCGTTGGATACGGAGGAGGAGAATCTTAAGGATAAGGATAGTCGAAGGCCTGTCTCAATCGTGGTTCCGTTAAGCTATGCAACGCTCGACACTCTCCTCACTTACGTCGTGGCTGCCTTCTTCGATGATCCGATCTTCAAGTATGAAGGTGTGGGGAGTGAGGATATAACTGGCGCGATGCTGCTCGAAAGAGTCGTCGGCGTTCAGATGCGAAGGGCGAAGGCGGGGATTCAAGTCCATACGATGTTCAGGGATGCCTTCACTTACGGCTTTGGAGCGGTGGCTCCAATCTGGTCTCGGCATCATGGCTTTAAGACTACGAAGAAGGAAGATGGCTTTCTCTCCAGCGCCGCTGGCTTTCTCTCGAAAGGCTTTACGAAGGAGAAGGAAAGAGTTCTGAAGTTTGAGGGGAATGAACTTTACAATATTGATCCTTATTCCTTCCTTCCTGACGTTAACGTTCCGATTCAGGATGTTCAGCGGGGCGAATACGTTGGCTGGCTTCGTCGGGAGAATCGAACTGAGATCTTGGATAGAGAGAGGGATAACGGGACGTTCTTCAACGGGAAGTATATCAAGGAGATTAGCGGAAGAAGTGTCTTAGGGATTGAGAACAGCCGGAGAGATAAGGATGGAGTGCGGGAAGAGGGGACGAGGAGGAGCAGCACTGGCCAGCCTGTTGATGTAATCTATCAATATATTGATCTGATTCCTGCTGAGTGGGGCGTTGGACGGAGTGATTATCCTGAGAAGTGGCTCTTCGCATTGGCCGGAGATCAGGTGATTATATCAGCGGGGCCGACGAACCTTGACCATGATATGTTTCCGGTGGCTGTCTGCGCCCCGGATTATGATGGGTATTCAGCGACGCCGATCTCGAAACTTGAGCTTGTCTACGGAATGCAGCATCTCGTGGACTTCCTCTATAACAGCCACGTAGCTAATGTCCGTAAGGCAATCAACGATATGTTCGTGGTTGATCCTGAGATGGTTAACTTAAATGATCTCAGAAATCCGGCTCCTGGAAAGCTGATTCGACTTCGGAAGAAGGCTTGGGGAAGAGGAGTCCAGAATGCGGTGGAGCAGCTTAAGGTCCTGGATATAACAGCGGGGAATATCGCGGAGAGTGGTATTGTCGGAAGGATGATGGATGAATCGACGGGAGCGACGGACGCTATTAAGGGCTTACCTCGACAGGGCGGTGAAAGAGTTAGCGCCACGGAATTTAGGGATACGCGGGGAAGTGCCTTGTCCCGGCTGGAAAAAGCGGCAAGAATCGCTGGTATGCAAAGCATTCATGACTTAGGCTATATGGTCGGGAGTCAGACTCAGCAATTTATGACGAAGGAGCAATACGTTAAGATCGCTGGAAGGTATGAGGATGAATTGAGGGCCACCTTCGGCGTGGATGATCGAGTTATGGTTAGCCCTTACGATCTCCTCATTGATTACGATGTTGAAGTTCAGGATGGAAGCCTTCCGACTTCTGGTGATCCGCAGCTCTGGAGTTCGATCTTTCAAATCACGGCGAATGATCCAGAGCTAAGAGAAGTCTTTGATATTGTAAATATCTTCAAGCACACTGCCCGCCTGATGGGAGGGAAGAATATAGATCAGTTCGTAAAGAAGCAGGGAATCAACGCTCAAGTCATGCAAGACGCTGACGTTGAGGAAGCTGCTCGCCGTGGTGACGTTGTTCCGTTGAGGGAGTTAGACGATGCACTTAATTGAAATGGTTAAGGTTTTGGAAGGCGGACAAGATCTTCATCTTCAAACAACTCCAGTTGACTGGGAGAGGTTTGAGAATGGTGATCTCTGGGGAGATATGAGGAAAGTCCTCGCAATGATGCTAGCTGGCGTTCGAGACGAGATGGAAACAATAGGGAAAGAAGACGAAGTAACCATGCAAGACTTTGCCTTTCTGCAAGGTCAATGTTATGCGATTCGTAGCTTTCTGGAAATACCAGACAGGATCGTGGATCGCTTGAAGGAGACTGATGAAGGAGAGCAAGATAATGGCTGATGAAGACAAAAAAGCCGGAGCTGCCGACGACGATTTGGGGCGGATGCTTGGTCTGGGGCCTGAGGAAGAGGAAGCTGAAGAGGAGGAAATCGAAGAAGAGGAGCAAGAAGATGAAGACGACGAAGAGGACGAGGACGATGCGGATGATGAAGAGGAAGGGGAAGACGGAGAGGAAGAGGAGGAAG